GTGAGTGGACGCTAACCTGCAACGCCTTGCGTGGCGCGGGTCCTCCCTGCTCTTGCCGCCGCGGGTGATTCAGACCTTGACACATTCCCAGCACCAGCATGTCCAAGTGCCACACCGTGACCCGTGAGCCTCGAATCCACCAACCGCCTGTCCGAGCTGACCGGCATGGACGTGCGCACCATCAAGCGCCGGCTCGCCACTCTGCAGCCGACCGTCCAGGGCCGGGCGCATACCTACGAAAGCCGGGATGCCCTGCCGCTCCTCTACGGCGCGCAGGACTCCGCGGCCTTCGACCTCAACCAGGAGCGCGCGCGTCTCGCCCACCATCAGGCCAACAACGAATCCCTGCGCGAGGCCCAGCTTCGCGGCGATCTGCTGCCGAGGGGCCTCGTCATCCAGACCTGGCAGGCGATCATCGCCGCCGCGCGGTCTCGCCTCCTAGCCCTGCCGACCAAGGCGGCGCACCAGCTCCTTGCGGCCAAGAGCTTATCGGAGGCTGAGGATGTCGTCCGCGGCTACGTCTATGAAGCCCTCGCCGAGCTTGCCCGGGACGGCCTTCCCGCTGGCACTGGCACTGTCGGCGCTGAGAGTCTGGGAGCCGCCGCCGGACCTGACAGTGAGCCAGTGGGCGGACCAGTTCCGGCGCCTGTCGAGCGAAAGCAGCGCCGAGCCCGGTCAGTGGCGGACCGATCGGGCGCCGTACCTGCGCGGGGTGATGGACGCCGTCAGCGACCCGAGCGTTGAGACCGTCGTGGTGATGTCGAGCGCGCAGGTCGGGAAAACAGAGGTCATCAGCAACGTCATCGGCTATCACGTCCACCAGGACCCCTCGCCCATCCTGGCGGTGATGCCGACCTTGGAGCTGGCCGAGGCGTACAGCAAGGACCGTCTGGCGCCGATGGTCAGGGACACCGAGGCGCTCGCAGCGCTGATTGCCGACGCCAGGTCGCGCGACAGTGGCAACACCCTCCTGCACAAGCGCTTCCCGGGCGGCCACATCACGCTCGCTGGCAGCAACTCGCCTGCGAGTCTCGCCAGCCGTCCCGTGCGCCTGGTCCTGTGCGACGAGGTCGACCGCTTCCCGGTATCGGCCGGCACCGAAGGCGATCCGGTGAATCTGGCGCGAAAGCGCGCGACCACGTTCTGGAATCGCAAGTTCATCCTCACTTCGACCCCGACCATCAAAGGCGCGAGCCGGATCGAGGCGGCCTTCGAGGCGAGCGATCAGCGCCGCTATCACGTCCCCTGCCCTCACTGCGAGGCTTTACAGCCGCTCGCGTGGAAGCAGCTGCGCTGGCCACAGGACAACCCCGGCGCGGCGCGTTACGTCTGCGTCGAGTGCGGGGCAGAGATCGACCACGCCCGCAAGCTGTGGATGCTGGAGCGTGGCGACTGGGTGGCAGAGGCGCCCTTCCGCGGCACCGCCGGCTTTCACCTGTCCGAGCTGTACTCGCCCTGGCGCTCGTGGGGCCAGATGGCCCAGGACTTCCTCGATGCCAAGCGCCTGCCAGAGACCCTGAAGACCTGGATCAACACCGCGCTCGGCGAGCCATGGGAGGAGGACGGCGAGGCGGTCGACGACACCGGGCTCCTGGCCCGGCGCGAGCCCTACACCCTGGAGGAGGTCCCGCGCGAGGTCCGCCTGGTGGTGGCTGGCATCGACGTTCAGGACGATCGGCTGGAGGTCACCCTGCTCGGCGCTGCCGCCGACGAGCTGTGGGTGCTCGGGCACGCCGTGCTCTGGGGACGCCCGGCCGAGGCGCTGGTATGGCGCGACCTCGACGAGCTGCTGGGGCGTCGCTACGGGCCGCACGCCATCGCCTGCGCCGCGCTCGACTCCGGCGGCCACAACGCGAGCCAGGTATACGCCTACGCCAAGCAGCGCGCCGGAAGGCGCGTGTTCGCGGTCAAAGGCGTCGCCGGCATGGGCCGGCCTGCGGTCTCGCGCGGCTCGAAGGTCGGTCGCGAGCAGGTGCGGCTGTTCCTGGTCGGCGTCGACACCGTCAAGGCCGCACTCCTCGGGCGCCTGAAGGTCAGCGCGCCGGGCCCCGGGTACATCCACTTCGCCGGCGACCTGGACGACGAGTGGTTCGCGCAGCTTACCGCCGAGAAGATGGTCCGGCGCTGGGCGCGCGGCCAGATGCGCATCGAGTGGGTCAAGCAGCGCCCGCGCAACGAGGCGCTCGACTGCATGGTCTACGCCATGGCGGCACTGCATATCGCAGCGCCAAGGGGCGCGCCGGCGCCCGCTGCGGCACCGGAAACCTCGCCGCCGGCGTCTAAAAGCGCCGCACCGCCATCGCGGCCACGTCCCGCACACCGGCCGCTCATCCGATGACTTGGTCAGCGGTGGTTGAGCTTCTGCGCGGCGAGCTGGGCCCGGAGGTCGCAAGCCGCGTCGACCGGATCGTCCGCCGGGCGTTCCGGGGCACCCGCCTGACCATCCCATCCCGGGCGGAGGTGACACCCGAGGCGGCCGTCTCCGCCGCCCCAGGTCGGCCCCAGGAGGCCGCGCACAAGCTGGGCGTCCATCCGTCCACGGTATACCGCATGCTGCGCGCCAAGCGCACGCTGATACGCTGACGCGGCACGCCGCGGGTCGCTCCCTGCACCCGATAAATTTTCGCATTTGCGCCAGCAATGCGAATCCTGCGCGCCTACAGTCGGGGCTGTGACTGCAGCCGAAGCGCAAGCCCGTATCGATGACATCGATGAGATCCTGGCTTCCGGGGTCTCTTCTACCACCATCGGGGACAAGCGGATCGACCGCGACCTAGAGGCCCTACGCCAGGAGCGTGACCGCCTGCTCCGGTTGATCGCCTCTGCCTCTGCGTCCAGCTTCCGGCGGGTCGTCTTCAAGGGAGGCTCCGCGATGTGAGCGTGACCCCGCTCCGCGCCCGGTACGACGCCGGCTACGCCTCGGACTTCAACGTCTCGCCGCCGGTCTCCCAGTCCGCCGACGCCGAGATCTACTCGGCTGGCCAGCGTCTGCGCGACTGGGCCCGCCACCTCTCGCACAACTCCGCGATCATCAAGGCCGTGCTGGATGCCAGGGTCAACAAGGGCGTCGGCGAGGGCCTGCGCTACGAGCCGATGGTGGTCGACCGCAAGGGCAACCTGCTGACCCCGGTCAACGACGCCATCCGCGACATGCTCGGCCGCTGGGCCGAGGCCGCCGACGTCACCGGCGAGTTGGCCCGGGCCGAGGTCGAGCGCCTCGCCTGGCGCGACTGGGACTGCGCCGGCGAGATGTTCGGGCGCAAGGTCTACCGGGGGCGCGCCCCGGAGCGGATCGGCTACCAGGTCCAGCTCATCCGCTCCGAGCTAGTCCCCTACGGCTTCCTGGCCGACACCGGTGCGACCATGGGCATCGAGCGCGACGCCTGGGGTGCGCCGCAGACGTACTGGGTCTACCCCTACGTCCCGTCGACCCAGCTCTGGCGCTTCGCCGCGCCCTCGCTGCAGCCGACCGCCATCCCCGCCGCGGAGATGGTCCACCTGCGCCGGCAGGAGGAGCTGGACGCCACCCGTGGCGTCACGCTGTTCCACGCCGTCATCTTCCGCGCCTCGGACATCGCCGAGTACCAGCAGTCGCACCGGCGCGCGGCCCGGGCCAGCGCCAACCTGTTCGCCTCGATCCACCGGGACCTGGACTTCCAGCCGGGGGACGATCCCAACAGCAGCACCCGCGCGGAGCTCGACGTCACCGAGCTGCAGGTCCTCGACTACCTGAAGGCCGGGGAGTCGCTCAACTTCCACGCCCCGAGCCACCCGAACCAGAACGCGGTCGAGTTCGTGAACCAGGAGCTGCGCCAGTTCGCCGCGGCCTGCCGGGTCGCGTTCAGCTGGATCGCCTATGTCTTCGACCGCGCCTATGCGGCGCAGCGCACCGAGTGGATCCACGTCTGGGACCTCATCACCGAGGACCGCGCCCAGTTCATCCGCGACTTCGCCTTCCCGCTGCTCTACCGCGAGCCGCTACGCGTGGCGCTGGCCGAGGGCCGTCTGCCGGCACGGGAGCTGCGCAGGGCCGATCCGGCGTCACTCTTCGCCGTGCGCATCGAGGGCCCGGCGATGCCGACCATCGATCCAACCAAGGACCGCCAGGCGGCGCAGATCGACCAGGACTACGGCTGGGACAGCCGGCCAGCCATCATCCGCCGCTTCGGGCGCGACCCGGCCCAGGTGGACGCCGAGCGCGCGAAAGACCCGTTCAAGCCCACCGAGCCGGCGGCCGAGCCGGCTGCGGACACGCCCACAGACACCGAGGATGAGGCCACCGATGCCGAGGTATGAGATCAAGGCCAAGGGTCTGGCCCGCGCCGAGCTGCGGATCTATGGCGACATCGGCCAGAGCTGGGACGCCGAGGAGAGCAACGACGCGAAGACCGTGGTCGAGGCGCTCGACAAGCTGCGCGGCGACCTCGACGTGCGCATCAACTCCTTCGGCGGCAGCGTCGCCGATGGGCTCGCCATCTTCAACGCGCTGCGCCGTCACGACGGGGAGGTCGCCACCCACGTCGACGGCGTCGCCTACTCGATCGCCAGCCTGATCGCCATGGCCGGGCGCACGGTCAACATCGCCGAGAACGGGATGCTGATGATCCACGCCCCGTGGGGCATGGCCATCGGCAACGCGCCGGAAATGCGCGAGATGGCCGACATCCTCGACAAGCACGCCGAGGCGATGCTGTCCTCCTACCTGCGCGGCGGCGGACCCGACGCGGACACTGTCCGCGGCTGGCTGACCGACGGGCAGGATCACTATTTCACGGCCGCCGAGGCCGTGGATCTGGGTCTCGCCGACGCCATCAGCGCCGAGGCACCGACCCTGCAGATTGCCGCGGCCCTGAAGCAGGATGCCCGGCGCTTCAACCTTCCCGCGGCGATGAGCCGCTCACCTGAGGCTAGCACCATGACTGACTCCGCATCTCAGGGCGGCTCGCTGGGCACGCCCGATCCGACCGATGCGCTCTCCGCGCACTCCAAGACCGTGCAGGCCGCGGTCGACAAAGGCATCAAGGCCGAGGCCGCGCGCCGCGCCGCCGTCGCCGGCGTGTTCGCCGGCTTCTACACTGCGGATCCGCTGGACCCGGTCACCGCCCTGCACGACGAGTGCATGGACGACGTGAAGTGCGACGAGCTCTCCGCCCGGCGCCGCCTGATGGCGATGCTGGCCGCGAAGAGCGCCGATCCGGTCATCGCCCCGGTGCAGTATGGCGCCGAGCACGCCTACGCGCCGCCTCCCCGCGCCTCCGCGCACCTGGGTGGCGCCATGCTGGCGGGCCGCGATGTCGCCGACAAGCGCGCCCAGGGCATCGAGGCCGCGCTGCGGATCAAGGCTGGCATGGAGAAGGATCGCGCCAAGATCGAGGCCGAGCGCCGCGGCGAGTTTCTGTCGCTCTCGCTGGTCGACATCATGGCCCAGGAGCTGCGTGGCCGCGGCATGGGCGCGCACGGCAGTCGCGAGGACATCGCGCGCCGCTACGTCAACGCCATGCCGATCATGGCGGCCGGTCCCTCGCACACCACGGATCATCTGCCGGCCGTGCTCGGCAACATCGCCAACCTGTCGGCGATGGAAGGCTGGAACGCCGCCAACGAGTCGTGGCAGGTCTGGACCCAGTCCGGCACGCTGACCAACTACCAGACGCACACCCGCGCCAACGTCGCGCTGCTCGACAAGCTGACCAAGATGCTGGAAGGCCAGCAGTGGGAGTATGGCGACATGGCGGACGTGAAGCAGCGCATCACCGGCTACTTCTACGGCCTGAAGTATGGCCTCTCGCTGCAAAGCATCGTCAACGACGACCTCGGGGAGCTCGCGCGGCAGATGCAGGCGTGGGGCGAGGCGGCCAACGCCACCGTGGGCGACGTGGTGCATGCCACGATCCTGACCTCCGGCTCCGGCGGGTACGGTCAGACCATGGACGAGGACAGCACCCTGCTGTTCCACGCCAACCACACCAACTACATCGCCTCCGGGGCTGGCGCGGCCCCCAGCGAAACCACGCTGAACACGGCCCGGGCCGCCATGATCGCCAAGAACGACCCGAATGGGCGCAAGGTGGCGGCGGTGCCGCGCTACCTGATCCACGGCCCGAGCCTCTACGCGACGGTCCTCAAGGTGCTCAATAGCCAGGAGATGCAGTCGGTGACGGTCGACGGCTCGACGGGTGCCACGGTGCTGTCGGGCTCGATCAACACGGCCCGCTCGATGAACCTGATCCCGGTCGAGGAGTACCGGATCATCGCCTCCGCGCCGGCATCCACCGCCTGGTTGCTGGCGGCGGCGCGGCGCACGGTCGAGGTCGCCGGCGTTGGCGGGCCGGTCATGCCGCGGGTCGAGCAGTCGACGGTGTCCAACATCCCTGGCATCGAGTACCAGATGTGGTGCCCGTTCGGCGTCGCGGCCCTCGACTATCGCGGCCTGTATCTGAACTACGGCGCGTGATCGGCCTGACCAACCTGGAGGACTGAGATGGCATCTGCAACGTACATCAAGGGCGAGAAGCTCACCGTCGCGTACACCGCCGGCGGAACCATCGCGGTCGACGACATCCTGGTCGTCGGCACCAACAGCAAGGCGTGCGTCGGCGTTGCGCAGGAGGGGATGGTCTCCGGCGACGTGGGCGTAGTCGACATCGGCGGCTGCTACAGCATGCCGAAGGCCTCGGCCGCCGTCATCAAGGCGGGGGAGACCGTCGACTGGGACGTCTCTGCCGGCGAGGTCGATGACAATCAGGCGACCTCGGCCTCTGGCGACGTCGCCGACTTCGGTGTCGCCCTCCAAGACGCTGGGAACGGCGTGACCAGCCTCAAGGTCGCGCTGACGCCAGGCTGCGGCACCAAGGCGTAACGGATAGCCGATCTGGCGAGGGCCTGGTCGCATGGACTGGGATCCTTACGCCCGACAGCTGTTCGACACCCTCGGCGAGCCCGCCACCTACCGCACCGGGGCCGAGTCCGTCATGGTCACGGCCCTGGTGCGTCGCGAGCTGCAGCTGGAGCCCGAGGGGTTCCAGGGGCAGGCCGCCACCCGCCAGGTCCGCATCGAGCTCCTGGTCTCCGAGATTGGCGACGTCGCGGCCATTCGCCGCGGCGAGACCATCGAGGTCGACGGCATCTGCTATGTCATCGAGCAAGTGGAGGCCGATGACGGCGTAGTTGTGCGCATGCTGACATATCAAGGACCTTCGGGTGGATAACATGTCTCTGTTCGAAATCGCGGTCGGCGCGGACAAGGCGTGTGTCATGACGACGGTCACCGAGTAGTGCCATGCGCGAGTCTGACGCGCAGGACCCCGACCGCCAGCGTGTCGAGGTCTGGTCCCGAGTGATGGGATATCACCGTCCGGTGACGGCCTGGAACATCGGCAAGCGGCAGGAGTTTGCTGACCGTCGCTACTTCGGAGA